CGGATAACGTAGCGGTAGTTTTTGGTAGCGTAGATGATTTCTCCTGCGACGTGGTTTCCGTTTTCGATCATGTTCGTGATGAATTTCTGAGTCATGGTTTTCGCTCCCTTCTCTTGATGGTTAAAGTATATCATATATTTTTCAACTTGTCAATACCTTTTTGAAAATATTTTTGCTTGACTTTGCAGTAAATATATGATATACTTTTCTTATCAAATAAAGGGGGTGCTACCATGAAACTAGAAATTACGTTGGACGAGTATGGCCTTATCTATGCAGCGTTAAAATCGGCGGCACGGGAGGCTGCCGAACGTGCTAGGATACTGGATAAAGTTGCTCAGCCTACCGCCGATGCAGCATGGCATCGTGCTGACGCTTGTAACAAGCTTGCGGTTAATCTGGAAGATAAGATTGTGGAGGGATGAACATGGATGACTACTACCGCCAACTCTACGCGCAAGAACTCGCGCGTCTGCTGCGCTGTTCCGACACATGGAACATGCGTCTGGCTGACGAGCTTGTGAACCTTGCGGGTCTGAGCAGTGAACAGGCTTTCGTCACCAACGAAGAGCAGCACACAAAACTTGTATTCCGTGCAGCAGATAAACTGGGGGTAAAAATCATATGAAAACATTTATAGCGAAAATCGGCAAGGAATGGTACGCATTCGCCGCTTGCAATCGTCTAGGTGAACCGTGGGTGTACAATATCGGTGTTGAATCCCGCTACGCCCGCTCCGCAGTCAAGGCTACAGCGCCAAACGTGGAGCGCATCTGCCGCCCGTCCCGTGACAAGAACCTTGCAGTCAAGAAGGCTCAGCGCGCGGGCAAGATGCACGGCTGGAAGTATTTCGGGGAGGTAACGCTAGATGGCGCGGAAACCATTTCTTGACGGGGACAACCGTCTGAGTGTCGCCGTCTCTCGCGAGGTTGCTGAGTGGGTAGACGATTACGCTCACGATCTCTATATCAGTCGGTCGGAACTTCTGCGCGCTATCATCGACGTAGCGCGCGAAGGCGCGAAGCAAATGCCCGATCTGTACAGTGTTGTAATCATAAATCATCTTGCGGAGGTGTGCCCGTATGGCTGCAAAAAAGCAACTGCTAACATATCCAGAGGACGTGTATGTGCCGCAGGCGATACAGCGCGGACTACTGACGGAACAACAAGTAAGAAAAGAGTATAGCCGCCTGCTGGCCATAGGGATGAAGCGCTATAACCGCCTTGTGGCTGCTGGCTATGCCGAACGCGAATCGACTAAACTGCTGAAGGCGCAGCTTGTGCGCCTGAAGGACATGCCGCAGTACCCGCCCACGCCAGCAGGCGAGAACCAGCGCCAGCGCGCATTGGCCTATCATCTGACAGGCTTATCCTACGTGCTGACGCTGAAAACGGGTACAGTCTCCGGCATCAAGGCGTATGAAAAGGCTACGCTTGCCCGCCTGCACAAGTACGGTTACGAATTTGTGACAGAAGCGAACCTTGCCCATTTCGGCGCATTTATGGAGAAGCATCGCGCGGAGGTTATGGGCAATGTTCTGGAATCCGACGTTATCGCGCGTGTCTGGAACGAATCCGAGCGTTTGCAGATTCCCACGGAACAGGTTGAAAAAGATTTCAGCTTTTTTGTCCAGAATCTTGACCAGATTGAAGAGATACCAGCGGCGCAGGCTGGCGGAGATTCGAAGAAACTGCGCAAATTACTAGCAAGGAAGAAGTAACATGGATAGCGTTTACACCGTGGAGACATTTCCGTTTGAGCTAATACAGCGGGCAAAACATGTAAAGCGCAAGCGCGGTAATAACGGCGGAAAAAGTAAACGTGATCTGAAAGACCTTGTATGTGCATTTGACATAGAAACGTCTAACCTTCCGGATATTGAGCAGGCGAGTATGTATATCTGGCAGTTACAGGTGGACGATATAGGGACGATCATCGGGCGGACATGGGACGAATACCGGCAACTGCTCGTGCGCGTGTGTGACTTGCTGGGCGAAAACGAAAGTATTGTGTTTTACGTGCACAATCTCTCGTTTGAGTTCCAGTTTTTGCGCGGCATTTACCCATTTCAGCCCGACGAAGTTTTCTGCATGGACAGTCGAAAAATATTATACTGCTCGATGTTCGACGGCAAAATAGTTTATAGATGCAGTTACATTCATAGTAATATGAGCCTTGCGGAGTACACTAAGAAAATGGGCGTTCAGCATGTCAAGCTATCAGGCGCAGATTTTGACTATCACGAAACGCGTTATCCATGGACAGAACTAACGGATGAGCAGATAGCGTACTGTATCCATGACGTGCGCGGACTTGTGGAGGCTCTGAAAAAGGAAATGAAAGTTGATGGAGATACCCTGATAACCATTCCTCTGACCTCTACAGGTTACGTGCGCAGGGACGCAAAGAGAGCCATGAAGCAGGTGAGCCATACACTGGTTCCCTCCATTCTTCCGGACGAGAAAACATTTATCCTGCTTCGTGAGGCCTTCCGTGGCGGGAACACCCATGCAAACCGCTATTATGCTGGGCGCATCATTACTGACGTAGCTAGCGCCGACCGGTCGAGCAGCTATCCCGACACGCAAGTAAATTGCGATTTTCCCATGTCGCGATTTTACTACAAGGGTGAGGCGACCATGAAGGAACTTGACCGATATATCAATGTGTTGGATAAGGCTATTGTCATGCGCGTGGCGCTCTGGGGTGTGCGGCTCCGTGACCCGTACTGGGGCGCGCCCTATCTGGCAAGAGATAAGTGTCGGAAGATTATAGAGCCAACCTACGACAACGGGCGCATATTGGAGTGCAAATACTGCGAAACTACGATCACAGATATCGACCTGCGGATATTGTTAGACGAATACGATTTTGACAACTTTAAGGCGTTCGACGTGGCATTTGCCCGCTATGGCAAACTCCCGCGTCCGCTGGTGGAGGAAACGATTATCTACTACCGGAAAAAGACCGAACTCAAGAACGTGGAAGGGCAGGAAATATACTACATGAAGAGCAAGAACAAACTGAATTCCATCTATGGCATGATGGCGCAGAACCCCGCCAAGGAAACCATACTGTTTAAGGATAACGTATATATCAAGGATGATATACCGTTGGCCGAGCGCCTGAAAGAAGCGAACCGCCGAGCATTTCTGGCCTATCAGTGGGGGTGCTGGGTAACTGCATGGGCGCGCTACCGGCTGGAAGAAGGTATCAAGTTGGCAGGAGACCAATTCGTGTATTGCGATACAGATTGTGTCAAGTATGTACAGCAGATTGACTGGAATCCCTACAACGCTAAGCGTATCAAGGATAGCATAGCAAACGGCGCATATGCAGACGACCCTGCCGGTGAGCGTCATTACATGGGTGTGTATGAGCAGGAAAAGACCGATCAAAGGTTTAAGACGCTGGGCGCGAAAAAGTATGCATTTGAGCAGGACGGGAAAACCTATATCACCGTGGCGGGCGTGAACAAACGACTGGGCGGGAAAGAACTGGAACGGTTTGGCGGACTGGATGCGTTTAACGAGGGGTTTATCTTCCGTGAGGCGGGCGGAATGGAAAGCGTCTACAACGATGAGCCATACGGATATGTAAATATTGACGGGCATGAACTTTACGTAGGAACGAATGTCCTTCTTCGTGATAGCACATACTCGCTAGGAATTACGGACGAATACCGCAGAATTTTGGAAAAATGTTACTGCATGGGTTGACATGCTGCGCGGCATGGTATATAATATACCCGTAACGCAAAGCATCCGAGCAAGCGTGGCATGCAGGTAGGAAACATTGAGCAGCGCCTACCGGCTGCCTGTCTCCCGTGACGTGTGGAAGTTATAGCCTCCTTCCGTGCGCCGCACGACTCTCGACTAACTCTATCGACCGAATAAGAGAAACGGAGAAGAAAACCATGAAAGTTATCGCCAAGTCTAACAACCTCAAGCCGCAGGAACTCTATCAGATGGCCAACGGGAACGACATTAAGCGCATGCGCGACGTGGCCGGACAGACGCTCGATCTAGCGGGCTGGCTCATTTTTGAGGACGAGAAGCCTGACGGGGAAATTTCCACAATCGTGACCGTACGTACAACCGAAGGGGAGATGTACGCTACAAATTCGCCGACCTTCCGTCGCAGTTTCGAAAGCATGACGGCGTTCTTTGATACCGTGGACGCTATCAAGGTAGTGTCTTCGACCAGCAAAAAGGGGCGACCGTTCATCACCTGCGATTACGTGGAACGCTAACACCAGACAGCGCCCTTTATGGGCGCTTTTCTTTTTATTAATGTTTCACGTGAAACAATGGAGGTGCATGAAATGAAGCTCTATAACGTTGACGGCTGGGCAGACATTCCCGCGATTTTGGATTACTGCGAACGGCAGGGCTGTTTTACAATTTTCCTCATAGGTGGGCGCGGTACTGGCAAAACATACGGCGCGCTGTCCTATGTGTTGGATAGCGAAACCCCATTTATGTACATGAGACGTACACAAGCACAGGCGGATATGATAAGCCGCCCGGAATTTTCGCCATTCAAGTCAATCAACGACGATCGCGGTATTTATATCGGTTCCGTGGCCGTGTCGAAATACTCTGCCGGATTCTATCATATGGAGCAGGATAGCGAGGACAAATGGAGACCTGTTGGCGCTCCGCTGGGTTACTCCTGTGCTTTGTCAACAATCTCAAATATGCGCGGCTTTGATGCATCGAATGTCCGCCTGCTGGTCTATGATGAGTTCATTCCTGAGCGCCATGAGCGGCCAATTAAAAATGAGGCGGCTGCACTGTTTAACGCCTACGAGACCATCAACCGCAACCGGGAGATGAAAGGGCAGAAGCCGCTTGTAATGCTCTGCCTTTCCAACGCAAACGACCTTGCAAACCCCATATTTATGGAGCTAGGGCTAGTGGACAAAGTGGAGCGCATGCGTCAAAAAGGGCGAAGTGACTACATCGACCGCAAGCGCGGTTGCGCGGTTATCCTGCTGACGGATAGCCCTATCAGCCGTGCCAAGAGGGAAACAGCACTTTACCGCCTGACGGCGGGCACTCAGTTTGCAGATATGGCACTAGCCAATGACTTCACGCAAGATCACCCGATCAATATTATTTCGAAGGACTTGAAGCAATATCGCCCATTATGTAGCGTGGGAGAGATTACCATATATAAACATAAATCTGCTCAGGAGTATTACGTCTCCATCCATCGCAGCGGTTCCCCACGTACCTATGATGCAACGCCTTATGGTTGCGCGCAATTCCAAAAAGAGCAGGCATGGCTCCGCATTGCCTATCTCGAAGGAAAATTATTTTTTGAAAGCTATTCCTGTCAAAAATACTTGACAAATTACCTGAAAACAGTATAATGAAATTGAGCCGTTGTCCACGTGCAGCCCCGGAAGGGCGGACATGCGCCCGCACAGCGCAAGAAACGGCTCACAATTTTTTATAATGGGAGGGGTGGAACGTGGAAGAGACAGTTAACTTGATCGTGCAGCTGATTTCGAATGTGGGCTTTCCGATCGCTTGCGTGTGCGCTATGTTCTACTTTTGGAACAAGGAGCGGGAAGACCACAAAGAAGAGAACCGCCAGTGGGTGGAAGCGCTGAACAACAACACGCAGGCGATGAATTCTCTGCTGGAGCTGGTGAAAAGGGAATGATAGACAACATTAAGTTTGCCGAGCAGGCGTACACATACCGAGACAGTCACATTCCCTATAAGGAATTGGATTGTCAGGCATTTGTGGAGAAGGTGCTGCATGACTGCGGCGTGTCCCGCAACTGGCGCGGCTCTAATCACATATGGAGGGAAGCGCTGAAATGGCGCGGCTCCTACACCGAAGCCCTTGTAAAATACGGCTGTATCCCGCGCGGCGCATTGCTTTTTACCGTCAAAACGGACGGCGGCGAGAAAAAGCGCGGCTATAACGATAAGGACGGTAACGCTTGCCACGTTGGCATATTCACCGGCGAGGGATACGGCGCAATGCACAGCACAACCGGCGGAGTGCAACAGGCGCACGGCGACGATAAGCGATGGACGCACGTCGGACTGCTGAAAGATGTGAACTATCACACTGACGGACTGACAGACCGAGAAATGCTGGAAAAAATACTTGCATATGTCGAAATTTTAATGGAGGTGCTCAAGAAATGACGATTGATGACATTCTCGCCCTTGCCCGCGCGGGCTATAACAGCGTGCAGATCAACGCGCTGTATTCGGCGCAGGTTGCGCCCGCTATCTCTCAGCAGGTGCAGCCGACCGTGCAGGTTACGGCAGCGGAAGCCGCTCCTTCTCCCGTTGCCGTGCCTGCACAGGTTCCTGCGCCCGTGCCTGCCCCGGTTCCGGCGGGCGCTACTCTTGACGATGTAATGCGCAGCATTGCCGGACTGACCACGGCGGTTCAGGCGAACGCCCTTCTGGGTGCTCAGCAGCCCGCACAGCCGACCGTTAATGACGTGCTGGCGCAGATTATCGCCCCAAACCCGCCCGCGCAGGGCTGACATGAAAGGAAGGTAGATAACAATGGCGAACACTCTCAGCATTGATCAGGTTTGTACCGTCCTGAACTCCGTTGTCCAGCAGGCAACGGGCGCGGCGGACATGGCCGCAACGGATACCGCGAGCTTTGTCACGGTTGCCAAGTACGGCCTTGAGAAGGGCTATGACCCGCTCATGACCGCGATTTCTCAGGTGCTTTCCCGCACGCTGTTCGCAGTGCGTCCGTATAGCGCCAAGTTTAAGGGACTCATGGCGGACTCTATCCGCTATGGGAACCACGTCCGCAAGATCAACTATATTGACAAGCCGACCGTGGAGAGCCGTGTTCTCCAGCTGACGGAAGGCCAGAGCGAAGATCAGTATATCGTGCGCAAACCCGAAGTCGTGCAGACCAACTTCTACGGCGGCGGCACGTGGCAGGACTATATCACTCGCTATACGGAGCAGCTTGACACGGCTTTCAGTGGCCCGGAAGAGTTCGGCCGTTTTATTTCCGGGCTTATGACCGAGCTTACGAACAAGCATGAGCAGGAAAATGAGAGCATGGCGCGTATGGCGCTGGTGAACTTCATCGGCGGCAAGATCGCGGGCGATACGTCGAACGTTATCCATCTGCTGACCGAGTACAACGCGCTGACCGGGCTGAAACTTACCGCGCAGACCGTTTATACGCCCGACAACTTCAAACCGTTTATGCAGTGGGTGTACTCCCGCATTGCCGGACTTTGTGCCATGATGACCGAGCGCTCCGTCAAATTCCACACCAATCTTAACATTGGCGGGCAGAACAAGCTAATCATGCGACACACGCCCTACGCGCAGCAGAAAATCTATCTTACTGCGCAGAACCGCTATCAGAGCGAAGCGCAGGTTCTCGCCGACACCTATCACGACAACTATCTACGGATGGCGGACGTGGAGACGGTCAACTACTGGCAGGACATTGACAATCCTACCAAGATCAGTGTCTACGAATCCTATCTTAAGCCTGATGGCACGATTGCAGTCAACTCCAAGAAGGAAACCGGCGACGCGCCGACCACGACCGACAAACTGTTCGGCGTGATTTTTGACGAGGAAGCTGTCGGCGTGACCATGATCAATAACAGCCTGACCGCAACCCCGATCAACGCACGCGGGCTGTATACCAATCTCTGGTGGAATTCGACCTATCGCTGGTGGAATGACTTCACCGAAAATGGTATCGTCCTGCTGCTTGACTAATAAACAGGGAGGGAGACAGAATGCCCGAGTTGAAAGTATTTCTTTCCAACTTTTCCAAAAAATCTAATTCCACGAAACTCCCTCCCGAAGACGTTGCACAGATTGAGTTTACGGGGGTGCTCAGGGAGGGCACCTCTGTACTTGCTCCGGTTATCGGTTTTGATTTTGGAGCAGGTGGAACACAGATAAACATGTTCGGCACGCATGGCGCTAGCTACGCCGTCATTACCGAAACATTTTTGCGTTCCTATTTTATCAATAACTGGACGTATCAGGACGGTTTATGGTGGGCATCTATGACCGTGGACGTGCTAGGCACATACCGCGCGAATATTGGAGCCATGAGCGCATATATTCTGCGAGCGTCTAATGCGCTGGCGTGGAACCTCAACGCCAAAGATGGGACATACCCAGCAGTAGGCGGCACAAACTATAGTTATCAGTATGTGCTCAACCCATGGTATGACCCTACGACCGCAACACAACCCGGCTACTTGCTGGGCGTGATGAACAACGATGAAAGTGTGACCATGCAGCGCGGCGGCGTGAAATACTATCTAATGAGCGATGCAGAGATGCGCGCCCTCATTAGTTATATGATGGGTGATGTCAACTATCTTAATATCAGCGCAGAAGATGTGAGCGAAAGTGTCGCTAAAATCCTGCTTAATCCATCGCAGTACATCGTTTCTATAAAGTGGTACCCGGATTATACTTTTCTTTTCAACCAGCTGGCCAGTGGGAACAAGATTGATTTCAATTTTGGCTGGTGGACACTTACGGGTGTAAAAAACTCCACGACGAAAACCAACGTCACGAGACTGACGAAGAACTGGACTATCAGTGTTCCCAAGCATCCCAAGGCTGCAACTTACAAATACACGCAGCTGGAACCGTACAGCCATTATGTGCTACACATCCCGCCGTGGGGCGATATTGGTATTGACAGCTCGCTGCTTTACGATCTTGATACCGTAAGTGTGTCCGTGCACATCGACCCGACATTGACCTATGCTGAGCTGGAAATACAATCGACCGATGGGAACTACCATCCAATGGCACGATATGAGGGCACCGTAGGCGTAGAGGTTCCACTGACTACAATCCAGTTGCAAGGCGGCGCGTATAAGCAGTTAACCGGCGCGCTGAAGGAAACCGTATCGCAAGGCTTGAACAGTGGCGGATTCAAACGCTTCGTTGCTGGCGCACGGCAGACAGCCGCAGAAATTTTCAGCAAAGCCACGGCTATAGGCAGTTTCGGCATTCTTACTCCGTCCGCTGAAACGATTGAAGCGAACATGCTAAGCCCGACCGAGACGGCGAGCAACGTTCTAGATTCCACACTTGCAGCGCAAGTCACGGCGTCGTCTTCCGGTTGCGCAGATGCGAGCATGGTCTACTACGATAACGGCTATCTCAGGCTTGATTATCTTGACATGGCTGCAACGTCTGATGCTACTTTTGGTCGTCCCTCCCTGCAGTTTAAGCAGATTTCGACGATTCCCGGTTATATCCAGACCGCTAACCCACATTTCGCAGTGCCTACCGCAACAGATAGCGAGAACGCCGCAATAGTCCGATACATGCAGGGGGGCTTCTGGTATGAGTGAGTGGACAAAGCCAAGCGACCCGGACAGCCCCGCCATAGTCCATCCGTTAGAGGACTTGCGGCAGGAAACGGGCAAGTATGGCACTTACTGGACGGGCAACCGAGATATTACCGATTATTCCGACAAGCAAAAAGTCAACGCCGAATATCTATGGGCGTGGGGAACCACCAAGGGGTACACGCTCGAAGCTATATCAGGCATGGCGGGCAACATGACGCGCGAGAGCCACATAGACCCCGGACGCTGGCAGAAAGTTTCTAGCGGCATGACCAAGAGGAAGCAGGGTTACGGGCTGGTGCAGTGGACGCCATACTGGAAATACGGCGATTGGTGTGAAGCACAAAACCTGTACCCGCCCAAATATGATAGCGCGCTGGCGCGCATAGAGTACGAGATTGCCAACAATGAGCAGTGGATACCAACTAAGACGTATAACCTGACGTTTGATGAGTATCTGCACACAAGTAACCAGACAATAGAGTGGATGGCTAAGGCGTTTTTCTACTGCTATGAGCGCGGAACAAACGCAAGCAGCCGAATCAAACCCGCCGAATACTGGTATGAGTATCTGGGCGGAGTAACGCCACCATCGCCCGGTAAAACTACCCTGCCTATCTGGCTTCTCAAAAAATGCGCTGATAATCAGCGCCGTGGAAGGGGGATATTCTTTTGAGCGCCCCATACTATTATGATTACATAAACAAACAGAACAGCACCGTCAAACCTTCGACCGTCCACATTCATAACACAGGATTGTCCATGTTCTTCAAACGCTATCTGCTTCAGCGGGCTATCTCCGTGTTCAGATGGAAACTTCCCGAGACGTGGAGCAAGGACTATTTCCTCTACTCTCTCTACTGCTGGGGCTACGTGGCCATTGTCAACACCGATAAATTCGGCGTAATTCCGCAGGCTTGCGGCCTGAGCGGTTACGACGTATTTTATCAGCCGACCAACGCAATCATTGCAAACCCGCTTCTGCGCGGAACGTTGCAACCGAAAATCGGCAAGGAATGTACACTTATTAAGCTTCAGCCGGACTATGGCAACGTAATGGGACTTGTGGACTATTACGGCGACCTGCTCGCGCTGACGGCTGAGAGTACCAGCGTCAATCTTGTCAATACTCATATGGCCTATGTGTTCGCGGCTGGAAACAAAGCCAGTGCAGAAACCTTCAAGAAGCTCTATGACCGTGTAGCTTCCGGCGAGGTGTGCGCGGTTGTGGATAAGAGCCTGTTCAACGACGACGGCTCGCCCACATGGCAGACGTTCACACAAAACGTGGGGCAGAACTATATCTCTGATAAGCTACTCTCCGACTACCGCCGCATTCAGAACATGTTTGACACGGAAATTGGTATCCCCAACACCAACACCGAGAAGAAAGAGCGCATGCTGGCCGACGAAGTGACCATCAACGCAGTTGAGACCGCTTCCAAGGTTGACTTGTGGCTGGAAGAACTCAAGGACAGTTGCGAGCGCGCAAACAAGATGTTCGGGCTGGATATGTCGGTAGAATGGCGCTACCGCCCGCAGAATGTGGAGGGAGGGAACGAGAATGGCGACCGTCAGCCTGCTGGGACTATATAAAACAGACCCAAGTCTGTTTGATTCGTTCAGCCTTCCGGAGGGTGTGAACAAAGTTGCCCTGACCAATCAGATTTTGATGGATACGGCGGAACTCGAAATCATCTATCCCTCCGCGCCCGCAATGAAGGACGCAATCTCCATGTGGAGCGCCGCCAATGTGGCTAACTGGACGAAGCTGGCGGAGATTTACAAGCTCGAATATAACCCTATCGAAAACTACGACCGCAACGAAGAGTGGGACGATACCGGCACCGTGGGCAACGTCTCCGCCACAACTACGACAAACACATACAGCGAAACGCAGGATACGACCGGAAGCAGCAAACCTCAGATACAGGTGCAAGAAAACGTATGGGGCTTCAATAGCGCCACGAATGTTCCAAAGTCTAACCAGATCACGTCCGGCACAACCGACACAACAGGCAAAAATACGGCCACGGGCAGCAGCAACGGCGAGGGCAGTAACAACAATACCGAAACTCGCAACCTGAACCGTAAAGGCCATATTCACGGCAATATTGGTATTACCACGTCGCAGCAGATGATTGAACGTGAAATACTCCTATGGGGCAATTTCAATATTTACGACTTCATCGCTCGCGCGTTCCGTAATCGGTTCTGCCTACTGATTTATTAAGGGAGGGATAACCATGTGCCCCATTTTTGAGAACTTTCCCTATACCAACTACCATGACTTAAATCTGGACTGGATTCTGGAGCAGGTGAACCAGATTCCGGACAAGCTGACAAGCAAGCAAGACGAAATCACGGCTAATGCTGCAACCGCAGCCGCCAAAATTGCAGCGCCGCAGGCTGCACAGTTGGCCATCCCCACGGCCACGGAAGAGGCGACCAGAGCCGCTACACAGGCTGCAAGCGTCGCAGCGACCGCAGCCGCCACGGAAGCGGCCACGCAAAACGCAATTAACGCGCTGCGCCCTGAACTTAAACCGGACGAGTATCCTTACACCATCGCCGTTGCAGACTGGATCCTTAATGCAAGCACGCAACTGTATACGGCACAGATTCCCGTCCCCAATGTTGCAGCTACCGATCGCATCATGGTCGGTCTGGGCGCTGTCACACAGGCGGAGTACCAGAGCGCGGCCAAAGCTGGCTTAAGCGCTACCGCCCTCACGTTCCCCGGCAAGCCTGCCGCCACCGTGTCCATAGCCTGCATGCAGGGGGTTAAACCTACCATCCCGATTCCCGTTATCGCGCTTGTTTGGTAAGGAGGTAACAGCATGAGCATTTTCAACAACTTCCCTGCTGTTGGCGCTGGCGGAGACACCAGCGACGCGACCGCAACCGCCGCCGACATTTTGCAGGGCAAGACTGCATATGGCGCTGATGGCAAGATCACCGGAACAATCCCGAGCGTAGAGGGCAAACAGATTATCCCCAAAGCGGCCGGGCAGATCGCCGTGGCCGGTAACGTCTACACGACCGGCGCGCGGATTATCCCGAAAGAGGATAACTTCATCCCCGCCAATATCCGCAAAGATGTATCTATCTGGGGCGTTGTTGGCACACTCGACCCGGGCAGCACGCCGACGCCTGACCCTAATCTCATTCCCGCTAACGTCAAAGCGGGCGTGACCATTGACGGCGTAACTGGCACCTTCACCAGCGACGCAACGATTACGGCAGATTATATACTCGACGGCTTTAGCGGCTATGCGAAGGGCGAGAAAATTACCGGTAATATTCCGAGCAAAGACGCGGCAACGTACACGCCCGGAACCGCAGACCAGTACATCAACGCCGAGCAGTATCTGAGCGGCGCGCAGAAAATCGCGGGAGATGCTAACCTTACCGCTGGTAACATCGCGCAGGGCAAAAGCATTTTTGGTGTAACCGGCACGTACACCAACGACGCGAACGCGACGGCAGAGAGTATGCAACTGGGCGTGAGCGCATACGTCAAGGGCACGCGCGTGGTCGGCACTGCACCCATTCAGGCTGCTAAGACGGTAACGCCTACCACGACCGAGCAGACCGCCGTGGCAAGCGGGAGCTTTACCAGTGGGACGGTTAAAGTGGCCGGGGACGCTAACCTAGTGGCCGAGAATATTAAGGATGGCGTGAGCATTTTCGGGGTTCTGGGAACGCTGGCAGGCGGGGGCGGGGAGGTACAGGGCAAATTTGTAAAGGCTGGAGTGTACGGCCAGACAACCCCGTCCGTTATGCTGGAATGCAACTTCGCCCCGACATGGGCGCTGTGCGGCGGATATTTCAGTTATGGCGGAGGGTCTAGCGGCGCTCAGTATATTGCAAATGGAACCCTCTATCGTAGCACTTCGCGAAGCGGGCCAGTAACACTCATAGATATGCAAATAAACGGCAATAATGTTGAGATAAACAAAGGCAGCTTCGAAGGGACTGTTATAGCCGGGAGTAGTGAGCCGCCTGCATTCGACACTACACAACCGACTACCAGCGATGAGCCGGGGGAGCCTGACGAAACTATATAATTTATTTTTCAAAAACCTCTTGACAGGAAATAAAATATATGATATACTTTAACCATCAAGAGAAGGGAGCGAAAACCATGACTCAGAAATTCATCACGAACATGATCGAAAACGGAAACCACGTCGCAGGAGAAATCATCTACGCTACCAAAAACTACCGCTACGTTATCCG